GTGATTCTAAATCAAAAGTAAAAAGGAGTAAGCCGTGAGATCTAAAACGTTGAATCAAATAGCACAAGAAGCAGCTAAATATGCTGTTGAAACACTTGACATTGAACGTGCATTGGTTGTTAAACAAGCAAGGGATGAAGAAAGGGCTTCTGTTGAAATGCGCACTGGAATAGGCGACAATATTGCAAATATATGCAGGGAGTCTGCTCTTCTTATTGCTGCCGATTTGGTTAGATTAGATTCTCATTTGATTGCTAATATAGAATCAAAATTGTATACGTATCTTGAAAATCTTCCTTCGTATTCCAGCTTATACACAAACAGGTTGGAAGCTGAATTAGCAGAAGATCATAGGATCATAAAGAAAACAAATGAAAATCTATAAAATCACAGAAGCAAGCGAATATCTTGGGGTATCAATCAACACGCTCAAGACGCTTGCCAACAACGGGAAGATAAAATATTTCAAGACTTCTGGTAAGCATAGGCGTTTCAGGCAAGATGACTTAGATGCTTACATGGGATTCGAGAAAGAGAAGCAAGAAAAGGTTACGGTGATTTACGCAAGATGTTCAACGGCAAAGCAGAAAGAAAACCTTGAACGGCAGAAAGACAGGTTGAGAAAACACGCAGAAGCCAAAGGTTATAAGTATGTTTTAATTGATGAGATTGCCAGTGGGATAAATGAAAAGCGAAACGGCATACACAAACTAATCAAGATGTGCTTCGAGGGTAAAGTTGAACGGGTGCTGATTGAATACAAAGATAGGCTTGCTCGATTTGGTTATGAATATCTTGATGCTATTTTTACAAATCTTGAAGTGACCGTGGAAATAATCGAAACAAAAGAAAAGAAATATGAGGAAGAATTGGCCGAAGATATTATGAAGATTTTAACCTGTTATTCGGCCAGATATTACGGCGCAAGAGGCGGAAGAAAAAAGAAAATAATACAGGAAATACCGTTAGTTGAATCTGACGGAATTTAAAGAGGAGGTAGATAAAGATGCGAAGATAGAAGAAGATTCAGGAAGCGAGGGCGCGGATCACAAGCCGAGGGGTCATGTACCGGCTCAGCACGGGAAAAAGCAGAATCGAGCCAAGAAAGCCGTATAAGTCAAGAATGGGGCAATGTCTGTATGTGTGGCACCTATTTCGCAAGAAATAACTTGAATCTTTGACACAAAGTATCGATAAGATAGCATATGAGCTATCTATTCAGCCAAGGCGACACGGTATCCATAGAGGCATTACGTCATTTCATTGACCGACTGTGTGAGGAGCGGGAGCTTTCTGCTGGGGCAAAGGCCCTGCTTCTGGAGCAGGTCGAGAAGATGAAGGTCATTTATGGGCAGCACGTAGAGAAAAGAACAGCCCTTCGTCTTCTGGCCAAGCAGATCGACATAACAAGGACTGGATTTATCAGGGACCCGGTAGACATCATCGAGTTCATAGAGAGTCCGGAGTACATGAATCAGGGGCTCCATGTACGGCCCCGAATCATGGAGAACCTGATTAGCCTCTGGAAGGAGCCCGAAAAGTATTATGAAGTCGTCCTCGGAGGAGCCATTGGTATCGGAAAGAACTACTTCGCTGATATGTCGGTCGCATACCAGCTCTATCGCATGTCATGTCTCTTCTCTCCGCAAATTTACTACGGCCTTGCACCGGGATCGGGCATCGTTTTTTCCTTCCAGTCAAAGAATCTTGGACTGGCGCGTCGCGTCGTCTTTACGCAGTTCACGGGAAGACTTGAAGCGTCGGGATATTTTCCCAAACACTTCCCCTATTCGCACTCTTATAAGTCTGAACTTAAGTTCGCCCACAATATCTCGATAGTGCCATTGGCGGGAACAGAGACCTCTGCTCTCGGCATGAACATCTTCACGGCCGTCATTGACGAGATGAACTTCATGGGCAGGGTAGCGAAGTCAAAGCTGACACAGCATACCGGCGAGGAGGAGTACGACCAGGCGGAGAAGCTCTACCAGGTAGTCCTCGGGCGCCTGAAGTCTCGATTTGCTACACACGGTCGTATACCCGGAAAGCTCTTTCTCATATCCTCCGCAAACTACAAAGGGGACTTCATCGATAAGAAGACGGAAGAGGCCAAAACTAACCCCCAGATTTACGTCATGAAGATGCCCCAGTGGGAGGCGCTTCCCCGGGATCGGTTCGGAGGAAAGAAGTTCTGGGTTATCGTGCCCACGGAGACCACCCGCGGATCCGTCCATGTCGACAAGCCGGCTGTCAAAGAAGGGGTTATCGAAGTTCCCATCGAGTATTTTACCGAGTTTTCCAGGGACATGGATACGGCCATTCGGAACGTGGCCGGGATTCCTCTGGCGAAGCGGGGGCGGTTCCTCGAGACGGATTCTGTACGCAGGGCCATGAACCGCTACAAGCAGCTGTTTAACTACAATCAGGTTTTCCAGAGGGATCATATTCCTTTCGACGAGTTTCCTGCCCAGTTGTCCGGGTTGCTGAATATGCCGTTTATCAAACTCATATCCAAGTTGGCTCCGTTTGGAGTGCATATTGATTTCGGGTACCGGGACGATGCTGCAGGCATTGCCATAGGATGCATCGGAGGCATGAGGGATATCGGAGTGAGGAAGGTTTTAGACCCCCAGAAAGGTGACTATGTGGAGGAGGCTCAGGGGAAGCTGCCGGTTATCATCGTGGTCGGGGTGCTGAAGGTCGCGCCTCCCATTCACGGAGAAATCGATCTGAACGTGCTTCGAGATCTGGTCCTGCTGATAGGTATGCATCTTCCGATTTCCTTCGTGACGCTGGACAGCTGGCAATCTATAGCCACCATGCAGGCGTTTCGAGCCAAGGGGATGCCCTCTTCTCTTGTTTCCCTAGACAGTAAACCGGATGGATACAATGAAACGAAGAACGCTCTCAGGGATGACCGTGTACTTATGCCGGATAGCGAGGTCCTTATCGACGAATTCGGCCACCTCGAGATCGATCGGTCGAGCAATAAAATCGACCACGAAGTCGGCCACAGCAAAGACTTGTCGGATGCGGTGGCTGGCGTTATCTACGGGTTCAGCAAGAGGAAGAAGAGCTATCGGGATATTGCCTGGGACCCGAAGGCTTTGATCGATCGGCTGTACCGGAATGTTCCCATGTCCTCTAGTGAAGGGGTCCAGGACCGGGCAAGGCCTAGTTCTGGCCGTCCCACGGCAAGGAATATGAGAGGTTTTCGAGCGTCCAATTTAGGCGTTGACAAAAGAGTTTAATTGTGCTATACTTTCCCCAATAATGATGGGAAGGATGCTTATTTGAAAGGAGGCAGTTTATGGGTGAAGTGACGGATCGTCAGAGAGCCATGCTCAGGGCCAATCTCGTCAGGCAGGGATGGTCTCAGGATGATGCGGGCCTGCATCTTCAGGGGCTCACCATCGTCCTGGGCTCTGGCGGATGGGAGATGTCGAAGGGGGCTGAGAAGCTCGGTTCCGGAACCTATGGTCAGACGCAGATGTCCGATGTGAAGAAGACCGCCGCGAAACAGGGCGTCGTTTTCGCCGGGCAGCCCAGAGCCCCGAAGGGCGAGGGGGCCGAGACGAAGAAGAACGTCCGGATGAAAAAGAAGAGAAACGAAGACCAGTCGTAACAGAGAGGGGCTTCGGCCCCTTTTCTGCGTGGTGAGGGGACCATGTACGAGTTCGAGTTCAAAGGCGCGGTGGAGACTATCGGTGGGGTAGGGAAGGTGAAATTCCTTGCTTTCGTCATCGTGGACGGGCAGGAGCTTGTCCTCTACGACGCTCAGAAAAGAGGCCTGGTTACCAAGTTCATCCGGGAAACCGACCGGAGAGCCATACTCCAGTCTATCAGTCCATACCTCAAGGTGTTTATGAGTTTTGAGCCGGAGGGAGTCGGGCAGAGGAAGGGGTATTACAATTTCTTCCTGAGGCTCGGCTCTGCTTCGACCACCCGGATCGGCATTCGGCCACGCATCGGGCGATTCAAGGACTGTAACCTTCCCTACTTCTTCGAAGGTCAGGCAGATTTTATGACTCAGGAAGAGATCGAGGAGAAGTGTTCCGAGAACACCAGGCTATTCTACAGGAAGCAGACTTACCTCACAAAGAGCGAGATTAGCGAGATTGTCACGATCATCCCTGTCGAGATCAGCGGGGAGCCCGTTGAGGTCAGAAAACTAAGATTCTAGGAAGGAGGTTCGGATGAGCCACTGGACAAAGTCAAAGGTCAAGATCAAGAAGCTCTACCTTCTAAAGAAGGCGTGCGAGGACATGGGAGTCGAGTTCCACGAAGGAACCACGGACCTGACCACCGTTGCTGGCACGAAGACTGTGGAGGGAGTCATTTCCTGCGGCCAGAGAGGAGGGGAGGCCGGTATTGTCAAGGAGAAGGACGGAACCTACTCCATTATGATGGATAACTGGCGGAATCCTCTCGTTTCGAAGTGTGGGCCGAATTGCGATCTGCTCATGCAGAGGTACACCACCGAGGTGGCAAAGGCAGAGGCCAGAGCCCTTGGCGGAATGGTGGCCAGCCAGAGGGTTCAGGAAGATGGATGGCTTCGTCTCGAAATCCAGGTCGCATAGGAGGCACCCATGAAGACGATTGTTCTCCTTATTAGCCCGGACGGAACGCAGGTCCGTACGGAAGTCAAGGGAGTGAAGGGATCCTCCTGTGAGGATCTCACCAAGAACCTTCTCAGAGCTTTCGGAGAGATCACCGAATCCGGCAAGACGCCGGAGTACTACATGGAGGAAGTGGGAGTTATTCATGAGAAAAACTGACAGTATCGTAATGCTCATCAGCCCGGACGGGAAACAGGCGGTTGGCCTGTATACCGACAAGTTTCCATGGAAGGAGTTTGGTCCCTTGGAAGTGACCCGAGCCACCGAGATCGAGTTCGATGCTGAAAAGCAAAAGTGGTTGATCCTTCTCATATTCAACCGCGGGGAGGAAAAGAGTTTCCTGTATCTTTCCGAGGAATTTGATTCCCGCGAAGACGCTCTTCAGTACGAGAGAGAATTTCTGAATGAGAGGATCGGGGAGCTTAATCCATGGAAGATGATATAATCCGGCGAGCGAAGGAGAAGACCAAGGCCGCGTTTGTCCGAAAGCAGGCGAAACGAGGGAATCGGTCACTCACAGCCAGTTCCCTGTCGTCTGCGTGGAGATCAAAATGCGAACAGGCCGGGTTCGGAAATCCAAGCATGATGAATCAGCAGGAGTGGCTGATCCTGAAGGGGTTTGTTAAGCTCTGCCTCAGCAACGACAAGGAGCCCGAGGACGTCTACCGTATGCTGGATGAGGTGGTGGAGAACTGGGATCATCTACGGAGAATGCCCATTCAGACATTGAAGGGCGTTCCTGTGAGTCTTCCCGTTCGTCCTAGCTTAGTCAGTTTTTTGACGTGCCGGGAATCTATCCTTGACGCTATTTCTGCACTCAAGTGCGAAGCCGTTACGCATACCGTCCACCCGAGTATGGATAAAGTACTCCGTACTTACGACAGTCCGACGATAAACACACAAAAACCTATGTTGCGCCGCAAAACGCCTACGCAGGAGGAGATAGACCGGGAGTACATGGAGAGAGAAGATGAATGAGATGGTATTTCCCTGGGACATCGATCAGCAGGCACTTAAATATGCATGGCCAGTGAGTCTCATCAAGAACAGGCGCATGCCTACACGGGTATGGGAAGCCCCTGCTGATAGGACTCTGGATCAGGCCGTAAAGCTTCTGAGGTTTTTGCAGGGAAGTCGTAACTGGGTGGTGTGCTTCAGTATGTCCCCGTCGTACATGCGTACCCTGTATACGTATGTTGAGGCTCTGTGGGTTTTGAATACTGGTACGCCCTTTGAAGAAGTCGACATCAAAGATATTCTCATGATGTTTCAGCAGAAGAGCGTGGAAGACGAAAGAGAGGAACAGGTGATAGAGACTGGTCTTCTTGTCCTGCCATATACCGATGCAGTGAATATCTCTGTTCAGCGGGCCGGGAGCATGTTTCTGTCTTCAGTCTTGATGAAGAGGAAGGTTCAGCGAAGGGCCACCATCACGGATATTTTTGTGAGCAAGCCGGTGGACAAAGAGATGGCCCGCAAGGAGATGAGGAAACTTTCTGATGTGTATGGTACAAGTGTGGTTGACCTCTTCTCTGGGGAAGAGTGTCAAAGCTCGTGCGTTTCTATGTAGGAGGGAAGAATGGACAGCTATTACGAGGCCGGTAGGAAGCAGATGCAGAAGTACTTCGACGATATGTTCGAAGCTCGCCTCCCTGAGATCAGAAGGGCCCTGACTGCAGGGAATCCGAACATCGATCCGGAGTTCATGGGCACGGTTGTCGAGAGCCTCATGGCGCAGTACAAGAACCGGTACGTCGATCAGGTGCATGCCCTGTGTACCCTAATTATTTCCCATCTGATTTCTGGCAATATCGGGATCATTCAGCACTTTGATGCATTATTTACCGATTTGGTCGAGAGGACTCTGTTGAGGGAAGCCGAGAGGTGGGCACAGGCCTCTCATTCGGGAAGACCGGTTAGCTGATGTCGACAGTCGGGTTTGGTCTTCTGAAGTCCCTGATTGAGAACTTTGTGCCGTTCTCCGTCCTGACCGAATCAGGGATCGACGAGGATTATTTTATCGCCTCTGAGAGAAGGGCGTATGTTTTTGTTTCTGACTATTTCATGAGTTTTGGGGACTACCCGCAGATCGACACCATAAGAGCTGAAATTGAGAGAGCAGACTGTTTTTCAAATCTCCCCTCAGAGCCTCCAGAGTACTGGATTAAGAAGGTCCAGGATCGCTGGCGGTTTAACCGGATCCAAGCAACGAAGAAGGCAGTCGATGATCTGCTCTCCGCAGATAAGACGGAAGAGGCTATCGCCCTGCTTGGTGAGGCTTACTCCTTGCTTCGGGGATCCTACAAAGAAACCCGAATCATGGATCTTTCGGAACTCCAGAGAAAGGTACTGGACAAGCACGACGAGCTGCAGAAGAATCCCCGGCAGATGTCCGGCGTACCTTTTGGGTTTCCGTATCTGGACGGCGTTTCCGGCGGGGCCCAGAAGGGAGACAGTATCGTTATCGTCGGCCAGACGGGAGTAGGAAAGACCTACCTGACCCTGAAGGTATCCCTGGCCGCTCATGAGGCAGGTGCGAATGTTCTTTTCCTGTGTACGGAGATGCCAGCCGAACAGGTCGCAAGGCGCCTGCTGGCCATGCAGGTAGGACTTAGCACGCAGCATCTGAAGCTCGGCCGTCTGTCCTATTTCGCTGTGAGGAAGGCTCGTGGTTACCTTGACGAAAGAGAATCAAACTCATACTACCGGGTATTGCCAGGAGGACTCTACGCGAGAATCGACGACCTCGGGCTCGTTGTGCGAGAACACAATCCCGATCTGCTATGCGTCGACGGGGCGTATCTGCTCCGTATCCCTAACTGGCGGGGCGTCGCGCGGTGGGAAAAGGCCATGGAGATCATGGAGCGCATCAAAAGCATGTCAATGGTTGAGGAAATCCCCACCGTTGCCACATATCAGTATAACAAAGAGGCCCCAGGAACACTTGAGGGTATCGCAGGCACCATCGCCATATCGCAGCTTGCATCGATCGTACTCTCGTTCGAATTTGAGAGGAAGGAGGACAGGAACAGCACCAACCCGGTGCAGTTCCGGATCTTGAAGCTCCTGAAGGGCAGGGACGGAGAGACAGGAACGCTTCGTCTTCTGTACGACATGCAGAGGTCGAAGATCGAGCAAGACCGGGTTCTTGTTGGATACTCAGAAGACCCCTCAGAAGAAGGGGAGATTGTTCCTGTTGAAGTGGACTCTGATCCGTTTGAGGAAATCTGATGTACTTCCGAGAGGTTGTCCTTAAATCATGCAACCTTCCAGAGAAGCCTTCGTATAATTTGACGGAGGCCTGCAAGATTATCGGCTGCTCCAGAAAAACCCTTTATCGTATGCACGACAAGAAGGAGCTGACCATCTCTCCCAATAAGAGGATATACCTAGAGGAATTTAGGGCTTACTTCTCC